AGATCAGAAATTATGATTTTAAAAGAGCTTGGCTTTCCAATGATTGAACTATTAAAATAACACAATTAGACTTATGGAAAATAATTTAAAATTAAGCGATAAGCTTTTAAAAGTGCAAAAGGAAATTCACACAATTTCTAAGGACAGTAAAAATCCACATTTTAAAAGTAACTATGCAGATATAAATTCTGTATTAAAAGCCGTTAAGCCTGTATTAAATAAATATGGAATTTTATACTTAACGCCAATAGAAGTAACGCCATGTTGCTCCAAGATGATTGTTGCAACACAACTAACAGACGGAAAAGACATTTACGAAAGTAAATTAGTTATTCAGCCTAATGAAAATCCTCAAAAGATAGGAAGTCAAATAACATACTTTAGGAGATACGGTTTAATAAGTTTGTTAGGATTAGAGGTTGATGACGATGACGGCGAAATAGTTGCGACCGATTTAAGGTCAAAAGCTACAGCGCAAAAAGTATCAGCTTTAATTAGAGCTAATCAAATTGAACCAGCTCGAAAATATCTTGCTACAGTTGACTGGAGTGGCAAAGATGTTTTGAAAAATAAATTAATCAGTCATTTTAAAAATCAATAGCTATGGCATTTGAACATAAATTAAATACTGGGTCACTTTGGAAAAATGAAAAAGACCCTAATTCTTCAAACCCTGATTATAAAGGAAAGGCTAATGTAGACGGTGTTGTTAAAGATATTGCTGCATGGGTAAATAAAACCCAGCCGAATAATGAAGGCGAAGTAAAAACTTATTTGTCAATTAAGTTTCAAGAAGAGTGGATTGCTCCAGAGCAACCAGCACAACAAAAAGTTGTTAAAGCTCATATTGAACCAACTGACGATTTGCCTTTTTAATTGTAGGTCAGGCGGGGTAGCTTAACAGCGCTCCGCCTTTTTTATTATGAATAAATATCTAAATTTTTTAAATAATAACTATTTCCGGGAAACTGGATTTATAATTGTAGAATCAAAAATTAACAAAGATGAAAGCAAGAGAACCAATATCAAACGAAACATTTCACGCACACAGAAAAGAAAAAAAGAAATTAAACAAAGCAATCAAAAGAGTCCAAAAAGCTGGGTTGATTGTATCAAGACCTTTAAATAAAAACACATGAGAAAAGTATTTGACACGAATCAAGAGTATCACGCAGACAATAGTGTTTCTGCAAGTGGATTAAAAAAAATATATAAAACCTCAGTTCGCAGGTGGTTGGCAGAAAAAGTTGTTCCCAGTAAAGCTATGGCTTATGGTACGGCTGTTCATACAAAAATTTTAGAACCTGAGAATTTTCAAAGAGATATTTTTATAATGCCTAAAATAGATAGGCGTAGCAAAGCGGGCAAAGAAGAATATGCTGCAATAATAAAAGAAGCAGAGGGTAAAACAATAATTGATGAAGCTGAAAACAATTTAATAATTGAAATCAATAATCTGTTAAAATCAAAAGACCGCAAATATATATGGCCGTATTTAGAAGGACAAAAAGAATTAAGCCATTATAACGAGTTTAATGGTGTTAATTGTAGATGTCGGCCTGATAATATAAATTATGAAAAAGGCTTTATAATGGACGTTAAAACGTGCCAGGACACGTCTCCTTACTTGTTTGGCTACGACATAAAAAAATGGGGCTATCATTTACAAGCAGCATTTTATAGCGACTTTTGCGGAATAGACCCAAAGCAATTCAAATTTATAATTGTAATGTCTAAATATATAAAAGATGAAATGTTTGTAGATATACAATTAATTGATTTATCAGAAGATAATATTGAAAGAGGAAGACAGGCTTATATAAAAGCTTTAGATAATTATAAATTTTATAAAGAAACTGGTATTTGTCCTGGATATATATGGGGAACAATATCAGATGAAAACGCTTATACAATATGAAATTCATTAGACAACTCGTGGAAATTACTTTTGGTGTAGATATTTCAAATCAAACAAGGCAATTAAAATTTATAGAAGCGCGCGCTTGTTATTATGCTTTATGCTATCAATTTACCCCTTATAATAAAACACAAATAGCAAATTCATTAGACAAACACCATGCGACCGTAATTCATGCTTTAAAAGAATTTCCAAATATGATGGCTTATAATAAAAAATTAAGATTATTATATAATCAACTTAAAATAGAAATTATAGGAAAAGAAAAAGGTCATGTTAAGCCAATTAGTAAAATGAATATTAATGAACTTTTACACGCTTATAATATGGCACAGTTAGCAATTATTGAAAAAAACGAAGAAATAAAAAAATGCAAGGAAGAAATAAAAAACAAATAGAAAGCAATTATAAAATATTAGCTTGGTCTTATGCTGGGTTAATAATTATAATTACAATATTACTTTTAATTTAGAATAATATTATTATTTTATAGCGCATGGGAAATCCTTTTAATAAGTATTTAGGAAAAGAAGACAAATTTCAACATGCGGTAATGAGATTAATTAAATTTCAATATCCTGATTATTTAGTTACTCATGCAAGCAACGAAGGTAAAAGAACACCTTTTGAAAGATTCAAATTAAAATACTTAGGAGCTAAAGCAGGAATCCCAGATATTTTAATTTTTACGCCAAATAAAAAATATAATGGCTTGGCAATAGAATTAAAAGTAAATTATAACAAACCAACAGAATCACAACTTGAATGGCTGGACAAATTAAAAAAATGTAATTGGTATGCTTGCTGGTCTAAATCATTTGAGGAAGTGGAAGAGTTGCTTCAAAAATATTATAACAATGAATTATAGAGAAATTTATTATAACGAAGAAGCACAGAAGGTTAAGTTTACTCAGTCATCAACAGCTGAGGTGCCTATAACTTTTAAGTACATAGGCAAAATGAATCAATTAGAATTAGATGTTTTAATAGACTTTTTATGGGATATATACCAGGAAAAAGATATTTCATATAGAGAGTTCAAAAAACACTTTGACGACTTTAGAGAATTCTTGGACAGTAAACGGGAAATCTTTAAAAATTAAAATAAATGGAAATCAATAGAATATATAAGCCGAAGAAATTCGACAGCTTCACAATTGTACCTAATGCAGTCTTCCGTATTAAAGGCATTACAATGGGGGCAACAGGTCTTTATGCTTATTTGTTTTCACATGATACTTCAAGACCTATTACAATTAAATATTTAATAGGACACTTTAAAGATAATTATCAGGCTATAGCAAATAAAATAGCTGAGCTCGAAAAGTATGGTTTATTAAAAAGAGAAGAGGTAAGAGTTAAAGGTCGCTTTGCTGGTTATAATTATTATTTAGATGACCTATCACAAAAAACCGGCACGGATAAAACCGATTCGGAAAAACACAATCAAAATAATATATTAAATAATAATATAAGTATTAACTCAACTGCCTATAAATCTATTGAACATTTTATAAAATTATTTCCTGAAAAATACAGACCTAATACGAATGCTAAAAAATTAAAGTGGATTGACACCCTTGACAAAGTAGAGCGATTAGATAAATATAATTTAAGAGATGTTTATAAAGTTTGTAAAAAACTAAGACATGATTCTTTTTGGTCAGGTAATTTTTTAACAATTCTAAAACTAAGAACAAATGACAAAAATGGTATTAAGTACATAGACCGCTTTATGGAGCAGTTTAATGAACCTTTAGCTTATAAAAAGATAAAAGGACTAAAAAACTTTTATTTATATAATGAGGATAACGAAATGAAATTAGGGGCAGAAACTGAAACAAAAACATTAAATGAATTTAATTTAAGAAACGTTTTAACAATTGAAGAATTTAATCAAATTTATAATCACGTAAATGAAAAGTCTAATAAGAAATTCTAAACAAGTAAAGCAAGCAATTGACTTTACAGGAATTGGTGATAAAAAAATGCACCCTACAGACATAGACGCAGTATTCGAAATTGACAATGAAATTTTAATATTAATTGAGGTTAAAAGATTTAATAATTATTTAAAAGGTGGCCAAAAAATAACATTAGAAAGAATAGCAGATTCTTGGCATACTTCAAAAGCAATAATATTAGAAGTTAAACATAATTTTAAAAATCCTGAAAAAGATATTATATTAAGAAATTGTATAACAAAAAAAATATATTATAAAAAAAAATGGTTTAAAGTTGATGAAAGTATAATGGTAACTTTAAACAAAATTAAGACTAAATGGAATATAACTAAATTAAACTTATGACAAACACAATAGATAAATTTTATGAATTAGGAATCAAAGTAAAAAATCAATCAGGAAATCAAAAAACAATATGTCCAAAATGTGGACCGACACGTAAAAACAAAAGAGATAAATCTTTGTCTGTTAATGTACAAACAGGTTTATATAATTGTCATAATTGTGGGTATTCTGGAAATGTTAATTTTATGGAAAATGAATATGTAAGGCCTGAAATAATTAAAAGTCAATTGTCTCAAAAGATTATTGATTATTTCAAAAGTCGAGGTATAAGCGAAGCAACCCTAAATTATTGGAAAATAACTGAAAGTTTAGAGTTTATGCCACAAAGTGGGAAAAAACAAAAAACAATAAATTTTAATTATTATAGAGACAATAGTTTAATAAATATTAAATATAGAACAGCTGACAAACATTTTAAAATGGTTTCAGGTGCTGAATTAGTTTTTTATGGTCTTAATAATTTAAAATTAGAATCTGAAACATGTTATATAGTTGAAGGTGAAATAGACGCTTTAAGTTTATATGAAGCAGGAAATTATGTTGTTTGTTCAGTTCCAAATGGAGCAAGTAAAGGAAATCAAAATTTAACTTATTTAGATAACTGTTATGAATACTTTAAACCATTTAAAAAAATAATATTATGCACTGATAACGATGGACCAGGAATTGCATTAAGAAATGAATTAGCAAGAAGACTTGGTTACTATAGATGTTTATATGTCGATTTTAAAGACTTTAAAGACGCTAATGACATATTAGTAGCTAAAGGGGCTGAAGAATTAAGAAAGGTCCTTAAACAAGCTAAAAACTATCCTATTGAAGGTGTTTTAAATATTGACGACATATGGAAAAGTGTTTTGAGCTATTCTGAAAATGGAATTACTAATTATTCTTTAGACCTTGGTGAATCAGATAATTTTTATAATATGGCTTTTGGTGAATGGACTGTAGTTAGTGGAATTCCTAATGCTGGCAAGTCAGATATTATAGACCAAATACTGGTTAACATGGCTAAACGTTATAGTTTTAGAAATGCAATCTTTAGTCCTGAATCGTTTCCTTATGAGGGGCACATAAAAAGAATAGCAAATAAACTAAATGAAAAAAATTGTACAACAGACGATTTAAATAACTCAAAGTCTTTTATAAAAGAATATTTTAACTGGATTAAAATAGATTTAGCTAATCTTACTTTAAAAGGCATTTTAGACGCGTTTAAGGAACTTGTATTTCAAAAAGGTATTAAGATATGCGTCATAGACCCTTATAACATGTTAGACCACTCTGCACAAAGAGACTTTAGCTATATAGGAAAACAATTAAGCTTAATAACCCAATTTGTTCAGCAAACAAATACTCATTTATTTTTAATAGCACACCCAAGAAAAATTGAATCTGAAAATGGTATATTCAAAAAACCTAATTTATATTCAATTAGTGGGTCAGCAGACTTTTTTAATAAGGCATATAATGGAATGATTATTTATAGGTGCATAGGCCATAAAACAAAATATAAAAGCGACTTAGTTAAAGTATATATTGAAAAGGTTAAGCGTAAAGAAAATGGCCAATTAGGTAATTTTGATTTAGCACCTGATTTTTTTAATGGTGGTTGCTATAAGCCTATTGATAAAACAGGTAAAAAGATTCAAATAATTAAAGACAACGAAGTTCCTTTTTAAATGAAAATTGATATTTATTTTGACGGCATATTAATTGGATTTACTTACTATCCAGCTGAAAATGTAAACGATTTTAATGAGGTTAATTTATATATATTATTTATAAGAATTACTATATGGTGGACATAAAATTAAAAGCAATTAGCTGGTGTATTAAGAATAATATTAAGGTTTATATTAAACCTCTTCGTAATATAAAAGAAGTAAAAGTTGAAATAAATAATAAAGGACAGCTTATAACCAGTCCTAAACTATATAAGAATCAACGTATCGCGTCCGAAAAAGTTTGGGACCTTTATATATATCTGTATAAAAAATATAACAAATAAGGCTATTCAAAAGGATTGCTTATTTTTGTCATATGTCTGCACAAAAGTTTACAGCTAAAAAAAGAGCAATGATTAAAGCCTTAGAGGCTTCACTGGGTATTGTTACGACCGCATGCAAAAACGCAAAGGTCAGTAGAAGAACCTATTATAATTGGCTTAAAGAAGATGAAGCTTTTAAAGAAGCTGTTGAGGACATTCATAATATCTCATTAGACTTTGCAGAATCTAAATTGTATGACCTTATTAAAGACGATAATGTTACGGCTACTATATTTTATTTAAAGACCAGAGGTAAGAAGAGAGGCTATATAGAGAGGCAAGAGTTATCGGTTGAGGGTGAGGTTAAATCAAAGTTAATAGAATGGCGTCCGGCCGAATAGATGTTAAAGGAATATTGTAACAAACAATTTTATCAATTAGTTAATTCTAATAAGAGAATCGTAATACTTCAAGGCGGTGCTCGTAGCGGTAAGACTTATAGCTGCTGTCAATACTTAATTTATAGAATCGTAAATGCTGAGCAGCCTTTAACTATCACAATAGTTAGAGCTTCAATGCCATCTCTAAGGAGGTCTGTAATGAGAGATTTTTTTGGTCTATTAGAAAAGCTTGGAATATATTATTTAGGCAAGCATAATAAGTCTGAGAATACTTGGACATATCAAAACACAATTGTTCAAATGATTAGCAGCGACGAGCCAATGAAATTAAGAGGAGCTAAACATGATTTAGTATTAATGAATGAGGGTAATGAAATCGATTATGAAACCTTTAAGCAAATCAATATGAGGACAACAGAAAGAATTATAATAGACTTTAATCCGAGTGACGCCGTGAGCTGGTTATACTCTGAGCTTATAGACAAGGAAGACCCAGACGTTGATTTTTTTATTAGTACCTGGAGAGACAATAAATTTCTTCCAGATACAGTTATAAATGAAATTGAAAAATTAAAAGAAAGAGACGCTGACTATTATAATGTTTTTGGATTAGGTCAAAGAGCTGTATTTAGTCAAAGACAAATATATACAAACTGGAAATATATACCTCACTCAGAATTTCCAGATATTGAATATCATTTAGGCTTAGACTGGGGATTTAGTGCAGACAATACTGGAATTGTTTTAGTAGGAAGAAAGCAAGACCAATTATATATTCATGAAGTTATGTATCGCAGAGGAATGACAAATGCAGACATAGCTAATTACATAAAAGAAAAAAAGCTCCAAGAGCATTTAATTATTTATGATTCAGCTGAACCAAAAAGTGGAGAAGAATTAAGAAGGCATGGGTTAATGGCTAAGGCAAGTATTAAAGGGCCGGGAAGTGTTAATGCGGGGATTAGTAAAATAAAAGAGATGGAAGTCTTTGTAAGTAAAGAATCTAAAAATATATTTAAAGAACAACAAAGTTATTTATGGGAAGAATTAAAAGACGGAACTATAATAAATAAACCAGTTTCAAGCGCCCCTGAACACTTATTAGACGCAATTAGATATGTAGTCTACACTAAGTTTAAATATCGCGATACGTTCTTTGTAATTTGATAATTCAAATTTTTGTATTTTTGCTAATAAAATATTTTATCCTATGGGGTTAATTGACAATATCCGAAACTACATTTTAAAAAATTCACAAAAAACTTCGGAAGAATATAATAAGGCTATTTATAATTGGTTAGGTAATTCAGTTATATGGAACGCAGAAAACGATGACACCTATATAGACAAAGGCTATAGGCAAAATTCTACAATTTATTCTTTAGTAAATATCATTTCAAAAGCAGCTACAACAATCCCATTTCAGGTCTATGAAAAAGTAAATGAAAATAATTATAAAAGATACAAGTCTTTAACCTCTGGAACTGCAGACGCCTCCGCTTTATTTCAAGCAAGATTATTAAGAAAAGATTCAATGGTTGAGCTGGAGGGAACTGAGCTGCACGAATTATTAAACCGACCGAATCCCGCACAAAGTTACAATAGCTTTATGTCAGAGTTATTAGCTTTTGGATTACTAACCGGGAACCGTTACATTTATGGAATTGGCCCAGACACTGGGGTTAATATTGGTAAGTATAAG